GGACCGATGCTTGAGCAACGCCACACCCGGCGGCGGAATCCACAGGCCACCACTCACGCGACGAGGACCTGGTTGCGAACATACCCACGGTCGAGCTTCTCCGTCGCCCGCGGATCAGGCGGCGCGGGAACCCGGATAGCGCCACCGAAACTGTCGAGGCCGGCGTTGCCTTCCGGTGATAGGCGGGTCTTTAGTTCACGGTTGGCTTGGATGAGGCAGGCCCGATGTACCGGTTTCGGGACCGCGGCCCAACCCCAGGTGCCGGTGATCTCGACCCGGTTCGACCTGGCACCCCAGATCGGCCAACTTGGGAACAGGCGGCCGGCGACGGCTTCGACCCGAGTGAACGGGCGGCCGGTCGGCCGGTTCACAGGCTGCAACTGGTAGTCGCTGGCCGCCCACGTGGTCTCGAAGGTGCCGTCGCCGGTCTCGTCGGTCTTGAGCGACGTGATCGACACCAGATCATCGATTCTCAGCTCGTGGCAATTGACCGGCGTGAACGTGCGAGCCACGGCGACGTCTTGCCAGAAGTGGCGGTCGCAGTAGTCATCGATCCAGCGAGACGTCGAGTCGAGGATGTCGCCGAGCTCGACGTCGTCGATCGTGTCCGTGAGTCCGATCGACACCTTGAACTCTGGGATCGTGACATACGGGGCGAAGGCCACCGATCAGTCGTCCTTGTCGCTGAGTTTCGTGACCATCAGGCCGCTGCCCGACCCCTTGTCCTCGGGCACTGCCGCCTGCTTGTCTGCGGGTTTGCGGCCACGTTTGGGCGCGGCCTTGCCTTCGACCTCGGCGAGCACGTCGGCCGGCGGATTATCGCCGTCGGCGTACGCGAGGAACGCGGCGTCGGGGTCGCCTTCGGTGACGTGGCGGCCGTCGTCGGTCAGGTAGATGCGTGTCACGTCGGCCTACTTGTAGAACAGGACAACGCGGAACTTGCCGGCCGTGAACACCGCGGTGGCGATGGTCATGGTGACGCTCCGGACGACCGTGGTCTTGACCGACGTGGTGCCGGTACCAGCGGGGATGACGGCTTTGCGGCCGGTCGTCCAGGAGGCCTGACCGACAGCGGCAACGATGTCGCCGGCACCTTCGGCGGTGAGCGCGATGGTGCCGGTCGCTGACAGGGCTGCCACTTCGACGTCGACGTAACCGCCGGTGATGACCGACCCGGCTGGCAGCGTGTTGCCCTGGGTGTCGCCACCGGGCACCGAGCGCAGGGTGATCGTGCCGACCGCGCCGGCGTCGACCGTGAAGTCGTATTCGGCCTGCACGGTCTTGAGGCGGGTAGTGCCCTCAATTACGGGCATGGGCGTTGTCCTTTCCTCAGGCCCCGAGCCGGAGCACGTGAGCGGTGATGTCGGCGGCGGCACCACGGATGGCGAACACCTGCTCGCCGTAGGGCACGTTCATGACGATGGTTTGGCCGGCGGCGAGCTGGAACCCGGTACCGGCGGCAACACCGGACGGCCCGAGCGCCAACGCGTCGGTGGCGTGGGTGTTGCGGATGGCGAGCTGGGTGCCCGATGTCGTGTCGGCCTCGGCGGGGTTGAGCGCCACCGCCGAGGTCGAAACGACGATCTGGGCCGCTGAGACGGCCATATGTGCCTACAGGCCTGTGACGGTGCAGAGCGCGGCGGGTCGGTAAGGGATGAGCGCGGTACGCATATCCGCGCGCAGGGCCTGCTTGCCCTCGACGAAGAACGTCGAGTGGCTGTTTGACACCTGGACGTCGATACCGCGCCGGACGGCGAGCTCCGTGTAGTTGAGGAAGTCGCCGACGAGCGCGGTGCCGAGGGTGATGGCGTCGGACTGGGAGACCGCGAGGCCCCACATGCGCTCGGGCCCGGCGTCGGAGGGGTTGCCCCAGATGTAGATGCCGTCGGCGGTGCGGAGCAGGCGAATGTCCTGCCAGTTCGTCGGGTGGTAGACGATGGCGTTGGGCATCGCCCGGCCGGTCACCCGGACCTTCACCATGGCCTTGTAGACGGCGTCAGGTGCCGGATCCGCGCCCTTGGCCTGGGTTTGGATACCGACGACGTTGAGGAACCCACGCAGGTTGGGCGGGGTGCCGTTGCCGACCAGGATCTGAGAGTCGAGCCGTTGGCGGACCATGAACGGCAACCGGTTGTCGATGTACCCGCGGACCTGAGGCTCGTCCTCGAGCTGTTCGTCGGTGACCGGCAAGAACACGGCGATCTTCCGGACGGGCGACGACTGTTCGGTGAGCGCCAGCGCAGCCTCAGCGTAGGTGCCGCCCTCGGCCGCTTCTGCTGCGGCGTTGGTGAACGTGGTCTCCTCCATGTAGACCACCGCGGCCTGCGAGGTAGTCGTACCGGGGACCAGGTCGGTCACCTGGATGGGCCGGGTCGCGAAGTCCACGAGGCGACCGGTGCGGGTCGTCTCCGGTGGGAAACCGGCCGTGGTCGTCATGAGCGTCTTGAGCTCGATGTCGAGCTTCGCCTCTGGGCCGATCGACCCGTTGCGGTCCTTGTATGCCTTCGACTCGACGAAATGCTGACCGAACGACTTGGTGTCCTGATGGGTCACCGTGGTGGCGCCGGGCTCGGAGCCCTGTTCGCCGCCGGCGTCGACCTTGCCACCGGGTCCGGGTGCGGTACGGGTCCGCTCACCCGCCGTCTTCACGGCACGGAGACGGTCGCAATCCTCGCCGAGCTCGGCGAGCTCGGTATCGAGCTTGCGGATCTCCTCGGTCTTGGCGTAGGTGTCACCCGACAACGACTTGACCTTCGTCAGATCGATCTCGGGGCCGGCCTCGGCGAAGATGCCAGCGAGGACGTCCTGCTTGGCCTTGAGCTTGGCCTCGGCCTCCTCGAGCGCGGGAAACTTCATTTCATCGGACATGACACGCCTCCAGGCGCGAAAGAGCCCCATTGACGCGGGGCTCGGTTTGGTTGGGGTAGGAAAGTGAGCTCGGACCTAACCGGCTGCTCGGTGCCGCTGTTGGAGGAGTCGCACGTATGCACGGGCGGCGACCTCACGCGGCGACGCCAGGATCCCTTTCACCTCGGTGGTGATCCTGGGTAGGTCCTCCTCGGCCCAACCAAGGACCTCGAAGGTGAGCGACGAGAGCGACTTGCCTTTCGCCGCACGGGAGGCGCCAACCTCCCGGATGCCAGCGACCACCTCGACGAGCTCGTCGAGCAACGCCGGCAGACGGTCGATGTTCTTGACCTGGCCACCCTCGGCACTGCGAAGCTCGGGAGGTTCCCGGTCGGCGTCACGAAGATGGGCAGCGAGATGGTTGTAGACGGCCTTGCGGTCGCCGTCAGGGATGGTGGTGCCACCACGGGCACCGTTGAGGACAGCGATCCCGGTGACGAGTGCCCGCACGTTGGCGGGCCCGCCGGGGCCGTGGTGGTGCGCGAACCGGTAGTTCGTCTTGGCCTCGGGGTCGCCGTTCGAGTCAACCCACGTGAACACCGAACGCAGATCCGACACCGAGACGTCGTCCGCGATCGCGGCAACGACAGCGGTGCCGTCCCATTCGCGTGCCGTCACCGCGGAGTCGTGGGGCCGAATGGCCGCCTTGTATTGGACGAGCTCGGGCACGGATGGCTCCTGGTGATCGGCTGCCGCTTCCTTGGCAGTGAGGGTGCGCGTGCCGATGCCGGCGCCATGCAACACGTGCGAGACCTCGAATACGTCCTGCGACTTGAGGAACCGCACCCGTTGGCCGTCTTGTTCGCCCATCTCGGAGTCGCGGACCTCGTAGCCGTAGGACCATTCGCCGAGGCCCTGCTCGTGCAGGCGTTTCATCGTGAGGAACGCCGACCGGGCCTCGGGAATATCCATGAAATAGCTGCCCTTGACGACCGTGCGGTTGGCTTCGACGTGCAACGTGCCTGCGCCAACCGGGAGCGTGGAACGCATCGACGCGTGCCCATAGGGCGACACGACGACCCGCTGGCCCGCCTGGTGGGCGCCGGGCAACGTGACGTCGCCGTCCTTGTCTACGGCGCCATAGGTAGCGATCACCGCCGAGAACTCGCCCTTGTCGCCGGCCTTGAGCTCGACGAGGTCGAGGCGCTTGGTGTCCATGGCTAGACCTCCTCGACGGCTCGGCCGTTGCCGTTGCCGTTGGTGGACGCGGCCGGCAGCGCGGGCTGTTCGCTGGGGGATTGGAGCTGGACGCTGAGCTTGCCGGTGTGACGAAGTTTGGTTACGTCCCTGGTGGCGGTCGCGTCCACGATCGATTTCGGATCCCAACCCCCGTCGGTGAGGGTCCGGATTGCTTGGGCGTCCACTGAGAAGATGTCGGCCGCGTCTTTCGCGTCTTCTTGCAGGAACGAGACGCCACGCAAATCGGGCCACAGCACAGCCGCCGAGTTGGGTGGGGTGACGAGGGTGCGAAGACTACCGGCGGCGGTGTCCCACAGCGACCGGAACAACATGTCCGCGGCTCGCCGCCGGGCCGCACCGTAATTACCGGCGTTGAGCGACGAACCCTGCATCCCTTCGGAGAACTGGGCGACGATCGCACCGACACCGGACGCGGCGGCAATACGGGTTTCGCCGGCACCCTGGGTGGCCTTGAGATCGAGCTGCTGGAAATCGACACCTACAGGGGTGACGTCGGCACCACCACCGAGGAACAGGGTTTCGTAGGCGTTGTCGGTGCCACGATGCGACTCCTTGAACAGCGCCACGAACTCTTTGAAAGCATCGGTCCCGACGTCTTTGTCCAACGAGACGACGGTACCCAACGTGGCACCGTTCTCGAAGAACTTGAGCTTGTGAGTCGTCGCCGCCCGATCAGCGGAAATCTCCCGCAACACCGGCGTCAGCCACGACATGCCACGCCACGACGCCGACGGGTCGACCGTCACCGACCGGTAGTGGCACACCTCGCCAGGCAGCAACAAGACAGGCTCAGAACGCACACCTCGCCCAGTTGGGGGTGGCTCGTACAGGTAGCTGACCACCCGTGCGTCCGCGGCACGCGGGTCCCCGGAACGAGAACCAATAACGATGGTGACCCAATCGGGACGCAAACGACTGACCCGTCGACCCTGGCCCGTGGCCGCACGACCCAGATTCCCGTTCTCGTCGGCGGTCGTGGCATAGAAATTGCCGGCCAACGACAGGTCAACCTCCATGCGAGTCAGAAGATCGGCGGTTGTCCCGTTGAGCCAGGGCTGTTCGAGGATGGCAAGCTCGGATGATCCGAACAGTGGACCTGGTTGGCCGTTGATGAACTGGGTCCAGCCGAACCGAGCCTGCGAGAACACGAGCTGGCGGGTCAGGATGCAGGCGAAGACGATGCCGTCGCGCTTGTAGGCGCCCTCGACATAGCCCTCGAAATCGTTCTCGATCCGTTCCCGGTCCGGGGTCGAGCTCGACCAGAACGCCTGACGCAGATGGTCAAGCGCCCAGAACGAGGGTTCGGTGAAACCCTGACCGCCACCGAACTGCCAGGACTTACGTTGGGTGGCGACCCGCTCAAGTAGGCCCATCAGCCACCGCTGTCAGGCCGCACCGGTGTGGCACGGGCCTCCTGCCAGCCGACCTTCATGGCAGCGAAACACCAAACAACCGCGCCCAGTACGACACCGACTGCCTTCCCGGCCAGCCAGCCGAGCACATAGAAGAAGCCGGCCACCAACGTCAACAGCGTGCGGGCGAGTTGCACATCCCGTGCCTCGGCGGTGATGCGGTCCACGGGGACGCGTTCGAGAACAGTGGCCATAGCTGGCAGCTCCTTCGATCAGGCCCAAGCAAACATCGGCGACGTGGGCGCGGGGGCCTCGGGCATGGTCATCGCGGCTTCCAACGCCAGCACAGCGGCGATACCGGCATCGATTTTGCGGCCGTCTTCGCCTTTCGTGAACACGTAGCGGGTGCGGCCATCCAACTCGTCCTCGACTTTGACATACGCTTTCTTGCGGACCATGGCGACGGTGT